TGGAGCCACGGCCAGTTCCAGAGCTGGCATGGGGCGGAAAACTTGTTACTCGCGCTGTGCCCGGTTGGGGATTCCGCCGCGAGGGTTCTGAAGTTTTAAAGAGCGTTCCGGGATCACCCGAGGCCTCTTGAGGCCCTGAAGCGTGTTTCGCTTCGATGGGTGAGAATTTAGAGAACTAAACAAAAGGCGTCAACCTATTTTTAAAGAAAACTTAACAGCGTGCAGAAAAGAAGCCCGCTCAGTGACGGGCCGCAGGTCGCTCAGGAATCAGCAGGTCGAGCAGGTGGCGGGAGGAGGGCAGATACAAAAAGCCCCGCGTGGTGCGGGGCTTGAGGTTACTGCTGTGGAGTTGCTGGGGGCGGCGTTGCCTGTTGTGATCTGATCTGCTCCAGCAGCTGCCGGGTTTCGACAGATTGCTGCCGAGCCTCTTGGATCAGTAGCGTGGTGTCTCTGCCGGTGTCGTAAGCGCTGGCGCCATAACCAAGGACGCCGATCAACACCCCAGCGATAGCAAGAGTGGAGGCGATGGCTGTGGTAATCACCACGCCCTTAATGCCTTTCACGCTGGAGATGTCTTTCTCGATAAGATCAAGGCGATGATCAATACCCTTCATCGAGTCAGCCATTGACTGCGTAAAATCTCGCAAGCGAGCGTCTACCTTGAGATTCTGATTCTCAAGATGGGCGTGCAGTTCGTCGCGGGTCATGTCGTTCATTTTGCGATGATCTGCCTGGCGTGTCCGAGTGTCAACATCGGAAAACAGGTGTCCAAATTCAAGGTTTCTGCGGTAGTCCTCGCTCTTCTTGTCGAAGTCCATCGCGCTACTCTTCATCAACCTGGACCTTTCGCGGGGCTTCTTTTGGCGACAGCAGCGGACCGGCATCCTCCGCAAACGCCTCCCATACGTCGACCATGCTGTTGTGATAACGAAGACCGTCCTTCCTCATTTTTTCCGCTTGATCCAATATCTGCTGTGCTGCTTCTTCATCTCCTGAAGCGCGGCAGCGAGCAACCTCCCTGCCGGCCGCCATAGCAGCGAGGCTGCCGATACTTACCGCGTACTGCGCGAGATGGCGAACACTATCCATAAGCGCCAAGTTGAGTTCTTGCTGGCTGGTTGGTTTGGGTCTTTCGGTTTTGCTCTGCGGATCTTCGCTCATATCAAACCCTAATCCTGCTCGGCGCCACGATGGCGCCGCCCATCACATTGCCCCACCGCGCCCTACAGCCCGGTTATCTTCGCATCCACCACACGCCCAATCAGTCGCCACTCGTCGTCCATCTCCACCTGGTTGAACGCTGGGTTGAGCGGCACAAGGTAGGCAGTTCCCGCGTCGCGCACGTACTGCTTGAAGGTGGTTTCGCCATCGCGATGCTTGGCGATGTAGAACTTGCCGCTGATCACGTCGAAGCCTTCAGGGCGCACGAGGATCGGCGTATCTGGCGGAAAGCTGGGCGGCGTCTCCGAGGTCATCGACCTACCCTTTACCCTGAGCCAATAGCCATGTTCGCCAGCGTTCTCGGTTGACTCCAGCATCTCCTCGCCGTCACCTGGGTAGTAGTTATCCGGCGACTCTGCTCGCTCGCCAGCGGCTACCCAGCTGATTAGCGGGTAAGCGCGCGGCGCGCGACGTGGCTGCAATGCGGGGGCGACGTTGGAGTGCTCGGCATTGCTTGCGTCGTCCATGTCCAGCCACGGCTTTTCCAGGCTCAGGCTTTCGGGAGCGGGGGAGCCCTCGCCTGTAGCGAGCCAGCGAGCAGAGCAGCGGAGCGCCTTAGCGAGAGCCATCAGGTTCTCGCCGCTCAGTTTGTTCACGCCGGTCTTCCAGAAAGTGATCGTCGTTTTCGAGACGCCGATCCGCTTGGCCAGCTCGCTTTGAGTCAAGCCGGTTTCCTTCAGACGCTGGGTCAGTCGGTCTTTGAATTCCATGTTTAGGATTCTAAAGCCTTATTGAGTTTAGATTCCTTGCCTTTGCGTGTTAAGATGCCTAAACTGACCGCACAAATAGCGGAGAGCTGAAATGACATTCGACGAAGCATTGGCGTTCTTTGGCTCGGGTCGAGCCATTGGAGATGCGCTTGGTGTCAGCAGCGGCCGAGTTTCCCAGTGCCGTGCAGCAGGAGGTTTTTCCTACCCGATGCAGTGCGTTCTTGAGAAAGAGTCTCGCCGGAAGTTGATCGCCAAGCGTGAAGACGAGCCGGGTAGTTCAGCGGCGGTTGCATAAGCGACATCCCTGTCAGTGGTTTCCATGAATCAAGTATCGCCCGACCAACGGTAGGGCTCCACGGAAAGAGACAAGAGGTTTTACGCAATGGAAGATTTTCTGAGGGCGTGCCAGGCGGCAGTACTGGACAACGAAGCCAAGAGCCTGGCCGCCAAGATGGGCGTTCCGCATGTGAGCCTGCTGCAGCGCGCTAACCCGGACAACGATGCGCATCACCTGACCATCGAGCACCTGTTCGGAATCCTGCTCCACACCGGCGACATGCGCCCCCTGGAAGCGCTGGCTGATGCGTTCGGCTTCGAGCTGGTAGCCAAGGAGCGCCCCAAGTCCGAGCAGCTCTCAACCGCCGTCCTGCACATGCACGCAGAGGTCGCCGACGTGACCCGCGCCGTCACCGCAGCACTGGAAGACGGCCATGTATCCCAAACCGAAAAAGCCCTGATCAAGCGCGAGATCGCTGAGGCCCAGAAGAGCCTCGACGTGCTGATCGAGTCGGTAAAGGCCGCCTGAATCGCAGGCAACAAAAAGCCCGGTGGCTAGACCGGGCTCTTCAACAGCAACAACAGACAGGACGAATCATGACAAACGTTATTCAGATTGGCAACACCCAGCGGGGGTTCACCCGGATGGACAACAGCATCATGGATGCCTTGATGGCGATCGATCTGCCAGCGCGTGAGCTGAAGGTCGCTCTGTTCGTTGCCAAGGCGACCATCAACTTCCAGGCCGGCCCTGTTCGCATTTCCGCTGCAGACGTCTCCAAGGCAACCAACATTCACCCTGACGTGGCTTCCCGCGCTATCAGCCATCTGCTGAAGCGTCGCGTGATCTTCCGTGAAGGCGGTGCTCGCGGTTCGATTGGCTTGTGCGATCCGAAAGAGTGGGTCTACTACGAATGTCCGATTCGCACCAACAAGTCCGATTCGGACCAATCCGGAGACGTCATCGCAATCGCGAGTCGGACCAAAACCGACGACTCCCTTCCTTATTCTAAGAACTTACCCCTAGTAACTGTTCCTTCGGAACAGATTACTGCCCCCCAAGGGGGCGAGACGCCCTCCGATGACCGGCTTCCCGAGGATCAGGACGAAACCCCGAAGCAGGAAGAGCCAAAGCCAGCCGCAGTGTCGTTCGATGGCGAGGACTTCCAGGTCAGCTCTGACCTGATCACCAAGTGGGCGAAAGCCTACGCACCAGTTGACGTCGAGACTGAGATCGTTCGCGCCGCCGCCTGGGCTTCCGCCAATCGCCCGAAGAAGGACTACCGCCGCTTCCTGGTCAACTGGCTTGCCAAGTCCCATCTCAAGGTCGGCAATGGCGTGTCTGAGGCTGGAGTTCCGGTCGACAAGATCATCGACCTGTACCAGCGCGTTTGCCCGAACCTGCCGAAGGTCGCCGTCGCATCCGACAAGACTTTGCGCGGCCTGATCGTTGAGCGCTGGACCGAAGCGGAAACCCATCAGAACAGCCAGTTCTGGAAAACCATCTTCGACAAGGCCAACCGCCTGAGCCAGGTCTACTACCGCGGCGCCAACGTCGCCCCGCGCCTGGAGATCATCTGCTCGCGTGCCGTCTTCCGCCAGCTGGAGGAGCAAGCATGATCGAGCTCCATAGCCTGGAAGCTGAGCACGGCGTCATTGGCGCCATGCTGATTCAGCCGCACCTGATCGATGTCATCTCCGAAGGCCTGTCTGCAGACGCCTTTGCCTATCCCGAGAACGCTGATCTGTATCGCCTGATCCTAGCGCTGCACGACGAAGGCAAGCCGGTTGACATCATCACCCTGGCCGACCGCCGCGGAACGCTCTCGAACGACCAGATGACTCTGGTCTACGCCTCCGAGATCCAGAAGAACACCCCGAGCGCAGCCAACGCCAAAACCTACGCCGCAATTGTTCGCGACCGTGCCATTGCCCGCCAGATCGCAGACGCCGGCGCCCGCATCACCGAAGTGGCGCATGAGCAGGCCAGCGTCGAGGACAAGATCGCCCAGGCCCAGGCGCTCGCGCTCGGCCTTGATCTCTCCGGCACAGATGGGGAGTGCCAGCTGGTAGGCGACATCCTGGCTGACCACATCGAGATCCTGCAGGCGCGCCACGATCGCAGCGTCGCCGGCGTGACTATCGATGGCTTGTCGACTGGCATCCCCGATCTGGATGGAAGCGTTCAGGGCATGAAGTCAGGCCAGATGATCGTCGTTGCGGGCCGCCCGGCCATGGGCAAGACGACCTTTGCCATGAACATCGCTGCCGAGGTCGCGGTAGAGCAGCGCAAGCCGGTCCTCGTCATCTCGCTGGAGATGAGCAAGGAACAGCTGATGGATCGCCTGCTTGCTGCAGTCGGCGGCATTCCGCTGCCTGGCCTCAAGGATGGAACCTGCACGCATGAGTACTCGATGGAGCTCGCCGCTGCTGCGCTGAAGCTGCGTGACGCACCGATCACCGTGTCCGATGTGCCCGTGATGACCATGCCGCGCATTCGCGCAATCGCCCGCCGGCAGAAGCACCGCATGGGCGGAATGGCTTTGATCGTCATCGACTACCTGGGCCTGGTTGAAGGCGATGGCGGCAACCGCGTCGAGGACGTAACGGCCATGTCGCGCCAGATCAAGCTACTGGCTCGCGAAATTGGCTGCCCTGTGATGGTTCTGTCGCAGCTCAACCGCGGTTGCGAGTCACGCCCCGACAAGCGCCCGGTGCTGTCCGACCTGCGCGAATCCGGCGCCATCGAGCAGGACGCCGACATTGTGATGTTCGTGTACCGGGACGAGGTTTATCACCCGAACACGCCTGACGCCGGAATCGGCGAGATCCTGATCCGCAAGAACCGTGACGGGAAGATCGGTACCGTCCGCACGGCCTTCCAGGGCGATAAGTCGCGATTCGTTCCGCTGGCGAATTACTGCCGGCCGGAAGCCGAAAGCAAGGAGGACTGGTGATGCGCAGCAAGCAGACCATCTTCCGTCACGGCGGCTACGAAATGCGCTCCCATTCTGAGACTCGCTGGGCATCGATCATGGATGCCCTGTCGATCGGCTGGGTGTACGAGCCCGAGGTTTTCACCACTCGCCACGGCTGGTACGTGCCCGACTTTTTCATCCCGGCCGCTGGCGTGTACCTGGAAGTGAAAGGCGCTTCGCCATCCGAGCTCGAGAAAGAAAAGGCGCGCGACGTCGAGCTCAAGACCGGATGTCCGGTGCTGTTCGGCTTCGGCGACATGGAGATCCTCGGCGGCGAGCTCTATCACGGCGTCGTCAGCTATGAGCCTGAGGGCCATCGCGTCGCCTATTCCACTGCGGAGCTCGGCGACATCGTTCGGCAGCACCTCGACGCCAATACCTATTCCGCCTACCTGCGCGCCGGCCACCGCCGCGAGCGCCCCGCGTGTTCACTGCTCGGCGACGTTCTCGTTGAGGTCATCCAGGGCATGCAGACCCGCGAAGAGCTCGAGCGTTACAAGCGCGAAATTCACGCGCCAATCAACAGCGCAAAGGTCGAGCAGCACAGAACCAAGAGCCCGGCAGAGCACGCGCTTGGCCTATTCGCTCAGCGAGCCGCGGTGTGGCGCAGCCAGGAGGTTGCCGCATGAACCATCTCCAGCAGCACGCCATCCAGCTCCTGCAGCGCCAGGGCTACCAGATACGACACACAACCGGGGCAGGCATAGGCCTATCCCGCGGCAATGACCATCGCGTCGTGGATGAGCACGGCAAACAGATTCGCGGAGTGGGGGCGAAACGATGAGCACGATTATGGAAATGGCCGCCGCCTACGAGCAGGCCCGCACAGCTCCCGATGTAACAGACCGCGCCTCTGGTTTAGAGGAGGCTGATCGGATAGGGGGCGTGGCGCTGGTACAGGCCAGACTGCAGGGGCAGGGCGCTGAGTTCTGCATCGACTGCGACGAGGCTATCCCCGCCAAGCGTCGCGCTGCAGCTCCGTGGGCAGAGCGCTGCATCTCCTGCCAGGACGACCACGACAAGCGGGAGGGGCGGCGTCATGGCTAACTCCCGCATGACCGCCCGCGAGCGCGCACACGTCCGCCGCCTGGAACTGGAGAACGCCGAACTCCGTGCTCAGGTGGAAAAGCAGATCGTCATCTACCGCGAACAGGCCATTGAGCTTATCGAGCTGCGGGCGCGGCTTGATCTTCTGGCGGAGGTGGTGAATGGCTGAGCGCGTATTCCGAATCCATGAGGAGGCCGGCATTCGCTCGGCCTTCGTCGCCGCCTGGGCGCTGGTCCCGGCGCTGTTCAAGAAGGCCAAGCATGGCCTGGAAGTCGTCATTCGCCCAATGAAGGACAAGCGCAGCGTGGCGCAGAACCGCCGTTACTGGCTGATGCTGCGCGAGCTGGCTGCTATCGCCTGGGTGAACGACCGACTCTATACCGATCAGGTCTGGCACGAGCAGTTCAAGCGCCAGTTCATCGGCTGCGAGGAACTGCCAGACGGCTCGCTGCGCGGAATCAGCACCACGAGCCTGTCGGTGGACGAGTTCGGCGAGTACATGCTCCAGATCGAGCAATGGGCGGCTGAGCAGGGCTGGCCGCTGCTGTCTGGCGAGTGGAGGGAGGCAGCATGACCAAGGCCGAGAAAGCCCACCTGTCTCGCGTCGCCGCCCTGGGCTGCATTGCCTGCTACCTGCAAGGCACGCCGGGTACGCCTGCTGAGATCCATCACCCGCGCGCCGGTCGCGGCAAGGGGCAGCGCGCAAGCC